TGTTAATACGTTCCACTGAATACCGAACATCGATTGGAGCGGCAACTGCTACACCGCCACCTTCTCCTGAAGTTCCAGAACCTCCTGCTTCTGGGATAACAGAAGAACCGCGAGCACCCCGCGAGTAACGCGCCATGCTTTCCCGCATCTTGCTTTCAGGAATGATGTATTCGGATTCACCGCCTTCACCGACAAGAGCGCGAGTTGGACCAGAAACAAATGCGCCTTCAGCCGCCATAGTTCCAACACTGCCTGGCAATGTTGTTGGCGGTGTGATTCCCTTACCACCGCCAGGCGTTGGCGATAAAGATTGCAGCAAACTCCTAATAGCAAACTGCAAAAACAATTTGCTAATGTCTTTTAAGACATCGGCTACAACTTCTTTCAATGTCTTTGTGCCTTCTATTGCAGCTGTAATGCCATTTACTATTCCGTTTTCAATAGCAGATCCAACGCTTTGGTACAAATCTTTTAGTTTTTCGGCTTCTACCACTTGCTCTTTAAGAGCAGCATTTCCTCGAATTAATTTTTCAGCTCTCTCGCTATCTGTTGCATTCATGTCTTTAGTAATGCTAGCAATAGCTTGCTTTAATTCAACTTCTTTTTCGTTTCCTTTTAGCCTGGCTATTAATAATTCTTGTTCGTTTTCCAGCGAAGTAAATGGAGCGTTCATTGCATTTATGATTTGCCTAAATTCTTCATCCATTTCCAGTCGCTTTAGCTCGGCAAAAGTTGCGAATAATCGCTGGAATCGTTTATCTGTTACGCCAGAATCTTGATCAACAATATCCATTGCCTTAGAAAGGTCTTGCAGTTCTCTCCTGACTTTATCTATTTCTCCTGTCCTGATCTGCTGAAATTGATCAGCAGCTTGCAATTCACCGCCAGGAAAACCTCTTAATTGTTGCATCCTGAACTCTGCAATCTTTGCACGCTGTTCAAATTCTGCTGCCAATTTAAGAGCGTTACCCTGTTGTTGCAATGTTTGACCACGCAAGCGTGCTCGCTCTAAATCTATCTGGAACAATTCTTTTGCAAACTTCTGCTCCATCCGCAATGCATCCATTTTTACTTTTGCAAAAGCTCTTTCGTTTTGCAGTTTTTTGTTGGCTTCTCGCTCGCGTTCTTGTGCAAATTTTCTTTGGTTATTATTAATTTGGTCAATAATTTTTTTACGTTCTTTTTCTAACTCAAGAGCTTTTTCTTCTCGTAAACCTACAAGACTGCGCCGGGACGCATCAGCTTGGGCAAAACCACCTACTAATCTAAAATCAGGCCTTGCTCGGTCTCCAGTAGCATTTTCGTTGCCCGCAATAAATCTGAACGCATCCCTGACTGCTTCTACACCATCAACAAAAAGATTTATCGCTCCAGCGCTAATGTCAGTCATTGCTGTTAAAACACGCAAGACTGGAGGCAAAACACCTGACGTAATTCGTTTAATGGAATCAGCTAATCTTTGATTTGCAGCGTCAAAATTTGAAAGATCTGTTACTGCATTTGCTCCATAAGCTTTTTGCAGTTCTGCTTGTTGAATGCGGTAAGCACCAGCAGCGTCACCAGACTCTTCAAGCTCTTCAACTACAGCTTTAAGTGATCCAGCAACTTTAAATCCTGCCGACTCCAACGCTGCAAAAACATCGGTTGACTCTTGAAGAGACGCGGCAATTTCAGTTTGTCCTTGGACAAAAGCATCTATTTGCGCTCCAAGGGCACTACCGAAAATTTGAGCGGCAAAACTACCTTGTCCACCTTTACCAGCAATAGCTCCACCTACACCGCCTAAAATAGCGCCCGGACCTCCGCCAAATAACAGCGGGAAACCTGCTCCAAGAGCAATATCTGATGTTAGTTTTTGCTGCCTTCGCCCTGCGGCAATTTTTCCACGCCTACGACGCGCTAAATTTTCTCTTTGATCTACACGTCTTTGCAAAATTTTATTGATTTTTTCTTCTGTCTTTGCCTCTCTATCTGCAAGTAGCATCGCATCACGACGTTCTTTGCCTACTTGCTTTGTTAATTCCAAACGTTGCAAAAAATCTCTAGACCGTGCCTCTGCTTCATCACCTGCAGCTTTTTTTGTTTCTAAAATTTGTCTTTTAATTTCGTTTTGCTGCTGTGCTTGAGTCTTGGTTTGCTTGCCTATATTTCGATAACTGTTTGCTAAATTAACAACTTCTTGCGTGCCCTTCCCTAAAGCCTGTACGCGTTCATTTTCTTTTGCAACTGTTTTTGCAGCAATGCGGTCGATAGATCCATAAACTTCATCCAACTCTTTTGCAGCTTGTAGCGAACGATTAAGTCGATCTCCTATAGGGCTTGATTGCCCCCCTAAGACTGATGACGACGGACCGCCTATCGGCCCAAACTGAGTTGTTGAACCAAATTGAATGCCAGGTTGAGGCCCAATAGGAGTAGAAAACGCTGTCCTGCCTACTGCTGACCCCGGCCTTAAATACCTGCCAGACATGCTGCCGCCTGGTTGACGAATTGATGCAGCAGCAGCGTTATAACGTTCTAATGAAGCTGTAGCACCATCACGTTGCCTAATTTCTTCAGCAATAAGTTGATTAGTACGAGCCTGTGCAGTATTGGCATTTTTTAGTGCGCTTACATACTGATTAACTGCTCTTTTTTCCTCTACTGTGCCTTGTTGAGCACTATCTAAAAGTTTTCTAGCCTGCGCCAGTTGACTGTTAAAATCTTTTAACGACCCTGGACCATTCAAAAGGTCAATCTGCTTAGCAAGCTGGTTGAGACCTTTTTGCAACTGCGTAACTTTCGTTACCCCCTTTGCGACAATCTCAATTTCAGCCCTGTAAGCCACAGCGCAACCGCACAGCTTTAATTACATCACTCTACCTGCGCCTACGAGCCTTGGCGAACTCTTTTTCCTGATCCTCGTTTAGTATTTTAAAATACGCGCTCCAGCCAACGATTTCTTCTGCTGTCATTGTCGCCTTAAGCTCCGACAAGCTCATGCCAAGCTCTTTGGCAATGCCAAATTGCAGCATGAGCCAATTATCTTTCCGAAGCTCGGCGCTCAAGATTTTGGGTCGATAGCCTCTTGCTCATCATCAGTCAAAATTGCCAGCATTAAAGACTGCAGATCCTTGTCCTTCACTTCGTTCTTAAGCACATCAATCTCACCAGGCAAAAACAAAGCATTGCCGTTCTCGTCTTGAGCTTTATTAATTAAAAGTTGTAGAGCAAACGCATTAGCGTCATCCGATCCAGCACGTTTTTGAGCGCGTTCACGCTCTGCCATCGTCAAGGGCGTAACCCACATCTCAAATTCTGTGCCATCTGAAAGCTTCACTGTTTTTTTGGCCGCTTCAAGATTGGCTGCTTTCTTTAAACGGTCAATGGCGCGAACTGCCATACATACTCACTTAGTTGTACTAGCTGCAGCCGTGGGACGGAAACTGACTGAAACAGTCTGCGCGTCATCTGGCGTAACCGAAAAACTTGCAGAGGTCAGTACAGCCTCAAGTTGAATGGAACGACTCTTTGTGTCGTCAGGCGTACCAGAAGACAACACTGTGTCCATATACAACTTAAATGTCGCACCAACTTGCTGACGCTGAGTTACATCCTCGATCAAACGGGCAGAGATGCCGGTGTCATCATCTGTAAAATACACTTCCGCAGATCCAGTGCCGTCAGCAAAACCAGGGATGAACGTACGGAAAGGCGCTGTTTGACCCAACGTTCCGCCAATGGTGGTAACGTCAATTTCTTCGCGAGTTAACTCAAAACTCCAAGAACGGACATTTGCGACTGACTGAAACTCAGTAAAATTGATGGCAAAGTTGCTGGTACCGTCAGTACCATCGTTGCTTAATGCAAGCTCAGTTCCACCTGCGGTGGCAGCAAACGTAGCAACGCCAGTTGCAGCCACATAAGTCCTGATAAAAACAGGAGTGCCTTCAACTAAGCCGCCAGGCAGAGTGCCGCCACCAGTAGTAAACGAAACCTTGTCGTCTACTTTGAAATTCAGGAAAGCGCCAACATTGATGGTGTTGCTGGCATTGGTAACATCAGCAGCTTTAAACGTGCCGGATGTACCAGCAGGCTTGTAATAGAGGGCTCCAGAGGTGCCCGAAAGGACGGTAGCCATTCGTAAAACGGAGAATGGTGGACTTTTACGGGCGGAACCCGGACAGATCTAGCTTAGCGCGTTAACGACAAAACATCTAACCATGATCTTCTGCAATAAAACCTGTATCGATCCGTCCCACCAAATGCGGAGACCCTTCTGTTGCTGAAAATGTAGGTCCGTTGATTACTCCAGGGCGAAAATAGACCCCTGTAGCCGCTCGAGTAGACGCACTCAGGCCCAATACTGTAGTAACAGCAGTATCAATTAACGTTTGATTGCGAGCAGGGCCTTTCCCTTTCTCTGTATAAACACGAATAACAATACTTCCGCGAATTCGATCAAGATTACTTTGTAACGTTTGCTCTGTTGTTAAACCAAATTCAATAGAAACTCTAACGTATTCAGTTGTCGCGTTTTCTGGTGCGGCTGTAATGTTGTCAAAAAACACAGGCACCGCAGGGCTTAATGCCCCAAAAGCTGTTTGGAGCGGAGATTCAACAGAAGCTCGAACAGTTTGGTATCTCATAAACTCCGAAGCATATTGTCCATCTCGATCGTGACAGATTTATCTAGTCTACCGCTAGTCACATATTTAGTAAACCAATCTTTTGCCGCAGTGCGAGACGCATCACCGTTACCACCTCCAAAAATATCGTACCTAGGATGCCTTTCGATAGGACGTTTTTGTCCCGAACGCTCCCATTTGCTTAAACCTAATTGAGTTTCAGGTTGAGGCGTTGGACGAAAAAAATTGCTTTCAATTAAATCAGTTGCTTCTCCAGCCCATGGACTAAAATTTGAAACTATATAAACAACACGGTCTTTTCCAAATCCTGCCTTAAGAGCTTGTCGCCCTGTAAGAAGCGGAATGTTTATACGACGCGGCTCACCACGTCCTCCATCACCCTTAAACGAGCGTCCATCAAGAGTTTCTACTTGCCATGAATTTGAAAATTGACCAGTCCAGCTTGGCCCCTCTTCCTGCAACTCGCGAATAACACGTTGAGCTGCTCTTAGTGGGCCTACTGTCACAGTAGACGCTCCAACCATATCCAAGTCCTTGGCTAATTTCCAAAATCCATTCTTAGGTGCCATTACTGCGGCCTCGCAATGATTGTGTGCAGCAAGGGGTCTTCACCCCTAAAGCTCAGCACATTTAAAATCTTGGCTTCTCTGGTCGCACCAGCCTGTGAATACTGAATACGATCCGCCTCAGTTGGATAATAAGAACCCAACTCATCGCCGCCAATAATCACTTTGATGTCAGTTGTTTGGTAAAGCCCGTCGTTCTCTCTCGATGAAATATTGGAAATCAAACCCTTTAGCACCACAGACGTATCCGCTCCAGTGACTGCACCTGTTGCTGGATCGTAAGTGCGTGGTGTCGTTGTTTTAACCAACGTGATGTCTTGACCCCAATCGTCCAGTAAATCTTTGGGGATTGACTTAAAAGTGTCGTCTATAAGTGACATA